CAAAAAAGGAGTAACTTAATACTCAATAAAAACGGAACGACTGAGGTCTACCCTGTCTTTCATTGTAGCATACAATTCAGTTGCTTCCTCAATCTGTCCCTGGGATACAAGGGTATGGATCAGATCGATAAAGTCTACGGAATCAATCTTGACTTTGGTCTCGGTCATGGTCCTGTCCTCTTGAACTCTGTAAGTATAACAGGACCAGTGGCGCTATGTCAAGGGTCCTTTCGGGGTTGCTGTTCCAGTACGATAACTGGCGTGGTTTCTGGTTCTTCTATCCATTCTACCCATTCCATATAAAGTGCAAACATATCCTCAGTTCGGTTCTGGCGTATGAGTTCTTCACATTGGTCACCGACCCATTGAATCAAATCGTCACACATCGCTCGGATCTGTGGTGGTGCCTTGTCCATAGTAGTCCTTCCTCATGTATCTGCCAAGAATGTTTGAATTGTAGAACGCAGGTTCTCCATTCAAACTCTCACTCAATACATTATTTATGAACAGTTGTCTGGTCTCTTCATAATTACATAAACTCTTCTTAGTGTGGAGACTTAGAATCTGTCTGCTAAAGGCGGCATTCCCCACTTCCCTGCGTTCGTTATTAAGTTCGTCACAACTGCCGTAGTATCTCTTCCAGTCGCTTTCACTTCTAACTCTCCTAGTTTTACCTCTAGGCTTTCGTAACGACCAGAAATACTTTCTACCAATATAGCGCCGACCAGAAAGGACGTTAATGATACAGTAGACAAAACCATAATGTTCCCCAATGTCCTCAGAAAGGAATGGCTTACCTTTATACATCCAAGGGTTATCATAATCGCACTCCTTAATCTGGGTATCCGTCATCGTCATCGCTAATATAGTATTGGTATTCAGATTTGTCAAGGTAAGAATCTTTATCGGCGTAAACCTCTACCTTCAGTTCCGCCAAAAGTTCCTCTAACTCTTGAACTAATTCTTTGAGGCGTCTTTTTTCCATAAAAAAATCCCCGACTACTATATGTAGCGGGGATAACTTTTAACGTTTATTATTGTAGATTGGTTGAACAGATAACATCTGCTCGAACCACTCTCGCAAGTGGATTCTATAACAAGACCAGTATGTACACCCCCTATATTTAAGTTGGTAACATGACGGTGGTCTGTTATCGCTATCTAAATCATCTGAGTGATAGCGATAATCCATCTCACTTGTTGTAAGTGTGACCGCGATAGCAGAAGGTTCCGTGAACCTCGTCAGCACCTTGCTGACACTCATAGCGAACACCACGATAGGTGGTCATCGCAATCTGAGCATCGTGAAGTGCAGATGCCTTTTCAATCTGCTTCTTGATGAGACTGAGTGTGTTGCTCATTGGTTTACTCCTAAAGAAATGGGTGAGGTTAATCTCCCGTTCCTTCAGTCGTTTGCGTCCTTGTTATCAAAACAATGAGGATCTGTATGTTCCATCCAATCGATGATCATTTCAAATCTCTCAGAAGGAGTGAATAGATTACTCTCTTCAACACCTTGCTTCAACCAATGATAATCCTCACACCGAAGCAGAAGCTCGGTGGGAACATGCATGGCGAAGACAGTCAGTAGTGATAACATAGGATGAACGCTCCGTTCCGCGACTTACTTGCGTCCCCGAGGGGATGAACGTACAGACAGTATAGACTGTCAGTTCTATTTACGCAACTGTAATGGTTACAAATGCTACAGTTTTAACATTTTTTTATAATCGTTTCTCATTGCTTGCAGTGCCCATGCCTGTGACAATGATCTGGGACCCTGCTTGAGAACGAGTTGTTGGCAGGGGGACAGTGTATCCCCCTTGAGATCTAGGTATTCTTGCCTCCAATCAGAGGGAGAATCCGCTGAAGGTGTCTCCTGTGACATCCTGTTTGATACCTCCAATAACATAACTTTCAATCTCAGTTTCCTGAGGTGCGTTCTGTTGACCCTTGGAGTTCAACCAGTATTGTGTCCAAGGCAGTGGGTTGTTCTTGGCAGGGATATCATAGATAGGATCGAAACCAATCGCTTTCATGCGACGATTAGCAGTCCACTCGACATACTGGGTGAGGAGTTTGTCGTTGAGACCGATCATCGATCCATCCTTGAAGAGATACTCAGCCCAAGAACGCTCTTCATCAACAGCATTCTTGTACATCTGAATCACATTGTCTCTTTCTTCCCGAGCGATCTCCACCATCTCTGGGTCGTCTCCTTGGTGCCAGTTTTTGATGATGTTTTGAGTAAGGACAAGATGCTGGTTTTCGTCTCGTGCGATGAGAGAGATAATTTTAGCGGATCCCTCCATAAGCTTGAGCTCACCAAACGCAAACGAGCAAGCAAAGGAGACATAGAACCTAATTCCTTCAAGAATGTTGACGTTGACGATTGCTCGGTAGAGTTTGCGCTTGAGTTCGTAGAGGTTTCCTTTGGCATAATCGATGTCCTCTTGGGCATAGATCCAATCGTTGCTTGTGCCATACATCTGAGCGGCGTTGATGAGCTCATTATAGGCTGAAGTGACCGTGGTTGCACGGTTCAAAATCTTTTCATCATCTAAAATTGTGTCGAAGATCTCGGCAGGATCAGGGTACACGTTCTTAATGATGTGGGTGTAGGAGCGAGAATGGATCATCTCCATCATCTCCCACACGGTCATAGCAGATTCGAGTTCAGGTAGTGAACAGTAAGGGATAAAAGCCATCCCAGGACCACGCCCTTGTACGGAGTCAAGCATGACTTGGTACTTAAGGTTAGACGTGAAGATGTGCTTCTGCTCTTTGGTAAGAGTTTGATAGTCCGCCCTGTCCTTCTGGAGGGAGACCTCTTCAGGTCTCCAGAAGTATCCCAGTTGCTGCTGGGTAAGTTTGTCAAAGATTGGATACTTGTAGTTGTCATAACGTTGGAGACCCAAGGGAGCACCGAAGAACATCGGTTGCTTCTTAATGTTTACATGCTTGGTATTGAATACCGTCATGCCCTCAATCTTTCTATTGGGTTTGCTTGTAGCGTCTTTGATAAATTCCATTCGTTACTAAATCTTACAGGACTCACAATCTTCATCAGCACTTTCTAGATCTCTAAGGATAGATTCTAGTTCAGACTTCTTGTTCTCTAACTCTTCATCGGCATCTTTTTTGTTGTCGTAGGTGTTCTGATAGTAGCTGGTCTTCCAACCGTACTTATATGTATTCAAAAAGTCTTTTGCCATCACGGACACTGGGACTTCGTTGTCGGGATAGTTCTCTGGATTGTAGGACCAGTTGCCGCTGATTGCTTGGTCGAAGAACTTTTGCATGACTGCGACCACATTGATATAGCCGCTATTATCAGGCATGTCCCAAAGGAGAGTGTAAGCACTCTTAAGGGCGTGATACTGAGGAACAATCTGTTTAAGGGGTCCCTTCTTGCTTTTCTTAACGGACAAGTAGTCTCTAGGAGGCTCGATTCCGTTTGTGGCATTTGACACAACGGAACTGCTCTCAGAAGGCATTTGTGCGGACAGAGTGCTGTGTCGGAGACCGTGGGTGGTGATAGATCCTCGAAGAGTTTCCCAATCATGATAAAGTTCGTTTGAAACCAATTCATCTACTTCCTTCTTGTATGTATCAATGGGCAGAATACCATCTGCATACTTAGTGCGATCAAAAGCGGCGCAAGCACCCTTCTCCTTAGCAAGTTGGTTGGACGCCTTTAGAAGGGCATACTGAAAGGTCTCAGTGAGTTTATGGACCTCTACCAGAGCGGCAGGATCTCCATACTTAACCTTGTGCTTGGCAAGATAATGTGCCAGACCGATGTAACCAATTCCAAGAGAGCGACGAGCAAGGGTGCTACGACGAGCAGCAGCAACGGGATACTCTTGGTAGTCAATCAGTTCCTCCAGACCACGGACTGCAAGTTCACACAACTCAAACATCTCATCCAAGTGATTGATCTTGCCGACGTTGATAGCAGACAGGATACACAGGGCGATCTCACCGTCAGCATCATCAATGTGGTTAATGGGATCTGTGGGGAGAGTGATCTCCTGACACAGGTTGGACATGTTCACCTTGTCCTTGAAGGACGAGTGACTGTTGCAGTGGTCGATGTTCATCAGATACAAACGACCAGTCTCTGCACGCTCTTTAAGGATATCAAGAATCAGTTCTTGAGCACCAATGGTTTTTCTAGGGATCGACGTGTCTGCTTCGTACTTTCCATATAACTCATCAAACTGAGGAGTACCGAAAGCATCATAAAGCCCAGGAACATCGTGAGGACTAAAGAGACTAATGGTCCCGTTAGTGATGAATCTCTCGTAGAAAAGTTTGGAGATTTGAATTGAGTAATCAAGTTTACGGACACGGTTATCCTCAGTACCTTTGTTGTT